CCTACTCAAGTTTGCAGAACCAGCCATAGTCAAGGCTAATCAATCTGAATTATGGATAGAGTTAGTCAATGGGGCTAAGATTAGACTATTTGGCGCAGACAATCCCGATGCCTTACGGGGTCTATACCTTGATGGCGTAGTCCTAGACGAATACGCAGATATGAAGCCAAGGCTATGGGGTGAGATTGTTCGCCCATTGCTTACAGACCGCCAAGGCTGGGCTACCTTCATCGGTACACCCAAAGGGCATAACGCCTTCTATGACATCTATAACGAAGCCCAAAAGAACCCGAACTGGTATGTCAAAACCCTAAGAGCAGATAAATCAGGGTTGTTGCCTGACGCTGAATTACTGGATGCACAGTCAACAATGTCACCAAATCAGTACGAACAAGAGTTCTTATGTTCATTTGAGGCTTCCATAACTGGGGCTTACTTTGGCGAACAGATGCGTCAAATCACGGATTTAGAGCGCATTACTACGGTGGACTATGACCCTATGTTCCCATGCCATACCGTATGGGACTTGGGCTTTAATGATTCCACGGCTGTGATTTGGTTTCAGGTGGTATACGGTGAAATACGGGTGCTAGACCACCATATGTCTAACGGTCAAGCCATTCCGTACTACCTTGGATTACTAGCGCAGAAAGAGGATGAATACGGGTACAAGTACGGCTATCACTACCTGCCCCATGACGCTAGGGCTAAAACCTTGGCTAGTGGTGGTAAGAGCATAATCGAACAAATTGCGACAAAAATTGACATAAATAAGCTAAAAATTGTTCCAAACCTATCACTTCAGGATGGAATACAAGCTACAAGACTTGCATTAACCCGTGCTTGGTTCGATAATAAGTGTGACGAACTAATTGAATGTTTGCGCCAATACCAAAGGGAGTGGGATGATGATAAGAAAGTATTTAGAGATCGCCCGAAACACGATTGGACATCACACTCTAGCGATGCGATGCGCTATTTATCAATCGTTTGGAAGGATGAAGATAGCCCTATCCTCAAAGATACAAGGGTTAAAGGCGTATCTATCGGGGAAAACGAAGTAACCCTAGACGAATTGTGGAAGCAAACACCTAAATCAACTTACAGGAGAATTTAATATGACAGCCGCTAACGCAACCTTTGCATTACCCTACGAACATGTAGCCGCTTCACAAACAGCCCAAGTATTAGGTACAACAGGGGCGGCAGGTGATTATTTACACCGTTTAGTTATTACTGTATCCGCTACAGCTACTTCTACTGTAAGCGTGTTAGACAATACTACATCTCATGTATTAGTAGCCGCCAATACTGCAATCGGTGTTTATTCCATTGAAATGAATACTTTTTCTAAAAATGGTGCTTGGAAAGTAACTACTGGCGCAGGAGCAGAAGTATTAGCAATGGGTAACTTTACCTAAGGATTAACATGGATCACACCTACGAAGATTGGTATAACACCATAGCAGGGTACGAAAGAGCGTACAAGGAATGGGAAAGCAGAACTGACCGCATCATCAAGCGGTATCGTGATGACAGCCGTACTAGGAATAACCCTAACGCCCGCTTTAATATCCTTTGGTCAAATGTACAGACCATTACCCCAGCTATCTTTGCCCGTCTACCAAGACCCGATGTAAGCCGTAGGTTCAGAGATAACGATCCAGTAGCACGGGTAGCGTCAATGATGCTTGAACGGGCATTGGACTACGAGATTACCCATTACGGTGACTACAAGTCTGCTATGAGTCAGTCGGTCTTAGACCGTTTACTTGGTGGGCGTGGTACATCGTGGGTACGCTACGAACCGCATATTGCTGGTAAAGAGGCTGGCATACCCGAAGATGGGCTACAAGTAACCGAGGATACAGACGAAGCTGAAACCGAAGGTGGTATCTACCGTGAGGATCAAGAGCGCATTGAATACGAATGTGCGCCATGCGACTATGTTTATTGGCGTGACTTCGGTCACACAATTGCCCGCACATGGCAAGAGGTAACTGCTGTATGGCGTAAGGTCTACATGGAACGCCCTGCCTTGGTCGAGCGTTTCGGTGAGGAACTGGGTAACAAGATACCCCTAGACACAAAACCTGAAACTTCTAAAACTTTCAACGAGAAGATGGGTGAGGGCGCATCCGAAGCCGTTATCTATGAGATTTGGGATAAGACATCGGGCGAGGTGCTTTGGCTATCGAAGTCAATGGGTAAAATACTCGATACACGCCCTGACCCGCTAAAGCTTGAGAACTTTTGGCCTTGCCCTAAACCACTGTACGCCACACTGACTACAGACAAGCTAGAGCCGATTCCTGACTTTGTTCTGTACCAAGACCAAGCCAAGCAGTTAGACACGCTGGCTGACCGTATCGATGGTTTCATCAACGCCCTAAAAGTACGGGGTGTCTATGACGCATCCGAACCTAGCCTTGCCCGCCTGTTCTCCGAGGGTGAGAACAATACCCTGATTCCTGTCAAGAACTATGCCGCCTTCAGTGAGAAGGGTGGAATGATGGGGGCTATTAACCTTGTGGATATTGCACCTATCGCCAATGCCTTGCAGATGTCGTATCAGGCAATGGATCAGGTCAAGAACCAAATCTACGAGATTATGGGTATTGCTGACATTCAGCGTGGACAGACAGATCCAAGCGAAACCCTTGGCGCACAGATTATCAAGTCAAACAATGCGGCAGGTCGATTAAAGACCATGCAACACGCTGTCGTAGACTTTGCTACTGAACTCTTGAGCATCAAGGCGCAGATTATCTGCAACCACTTTACCGATGACACCATCGTCAAGATTAGTGGTGCAATGCAACTAAGCCCACAGGATCAGCAATTAATCCCACAAGCTTTAGCCTTATTGCGTAACGAATCCGCTAAGAACTTCCGTGTCGAGGTGACAAGCGACTCGATGATATTCCAAGACGAACAGCAAGAAAAGGCTGACCGTCTAGAGTTCCTATCCGCTATGAGTGGGTTCTTATCACAAGCAGTACCAGCGGCACAAATGACACCTGAGCTTACCCCTATGTTGGTCGAGATGCTGAAATTTGGTGTCACCGCATTTAAGGCTGGTAAAGGCTTAGAGGGCATGATTGACGAAACCGCTGATAAGTTCCGTGAGCAAGCAAAGGCGGCAGAAGGACAACCCAAGCCACCTAGCCCTGAGGTACAGAAACTTCAGATGCAAGCGCAGATGGAACAAACCAAGATGCAAGCCCAAGCACAAGCTAAACAAGCTGAAATGCAGATGCAGTTACAGATGGAACAACAAAAGATGCAGATGCAGATGGAACTAGAGAAGGCTAAACAAGAGTACCAAGCCCAAGAGAACCAACTGAAGTTCCAGCTTGAAGAACAGCGCAACACAATGGATCGTGAGATGCAAATGCAATCCGAGCAAGCCAAGATGGAGATGGAACTGAAGGTCGCTCAGATGAAGATGCACACCGAGCGCAATACTCAGGTCTTACTCGCCCACATCAACAACGGGGCTAAGATTGAGGTAGCCCGTATCGGTGCTGATGAATCTAGTGGTGAACAGGCTTACATGACCGAGATGGATATGGCAAAGGCTATGGAGCACCCACTACAGCCAATTGCTGACGCTATTAGCATGAGCAACCAGCAAATGACCTTGGCATTGGGTGACCTAGTAAATACCATTAACGAGAATAACTCCCGACCCAAGCAGGTAGTACGAGGACAAGACGGCAAAATAATCGGGGTACAGTAATGGCTATAACAGTCAAACATAATAAAGTCAGCACAATCCCTGACACAGATGACACAAGTTTAGTTAGACCCTCTGATTGGAATGCTGACCATACTCTAGTTGGGACTATAGATGTAGCTAATGGTGGAACTGGGGCAAGCACCCTGACAGGTTATGTAAAAGGTAATGGCACAAGTGCTATGACGGCTGTTGCAACTGTACCAAGCACAGACATTACGGGTCTTGGCACAATGTCCACCCAAAATGCCAACGCAGTAGCCATCACAGGTGGCACAATCAATGGCACTACTATCGGTGCTACTACCCCATCTACTGTAAACGCTACTACGATTACAGGACAGACAGGAGTGCTAAGAGGTACTGGGCAGAATTTAATTATTCAATCAAACGGATTTACTGTTGCATTAGGATGGGCTGTTGTTGCATCTACATCCACAGGTTCTCAATCAGACCCTTTTGGTGGCTCAACAGCATCTTTGCTTACTGCTGACGGAACATCAAGCGGGCATAATTTACAAAGCCCAACATTAGCATTTACTTCAGGAATAACTTATACAACATCTGTATTTTTTAAGGCTGGTACAAATAATTTTGCCCAAATAAGAATGACGGGTGCTGTTGGTGGTTTTTATGGAAACTTTAATATAAGTACAGGTGTTGCTGGAACAACTACAGCTACATCATCTTCTATTGTTTCTGTTGGTAGTGGTTGGTATAGAGCTTCAATAACTTTTGTAGCAAGTGCTTCTGCTTCTGCGGCAGTTGGTATATTTATCATTACTTCTAATACTGCTGGAAGTGCAGAAGTAAATACTTTAGCAACATCAATTACTGTGTATGGTTCGCAGATTGAAGTCGGCTCAAC